GACCGGATCGACGGGATCGACGGGATCAACAGGCTCGGCGGCGACCGTCGCGGTTGGGTCAACGACAACCGGCGGCGCTGGCACCAGCGCATCTGTCGCTAACAGTGGCTCATCGTCTGCTGCAACCTTCAATTTTACCATACCAAAAGGCGACCAAGGGACAGCTGGCAACGCGGCAACAATTGCAGTTGGCACGGTGACAACCGGCGCGGCTGGAAGTAGCGCAACCGTCGTCAACGGAGGCTCGTCCAGCTCGGCAACATTTAATTTTGCTATCCCGCGCGGCGATACCGGGGCTACCGGATCGACCGGAGCCGCCGGATCCAATGGCGTGTTTTCGGCAATCGCTTCTCAGGCTGAGGCCGAGGCTGGCAGTGACAATGTTAAGGGCATGTCCAGCCTGCGCGTCAAGCAAAGCATCGACGCCAACGCAGCGCCGGTCACCCTTGCTGGGTCGCTTGATTATCTAACACTCAGTGGCCAAGAAATCACACGAGGCGCAATCGTCCTGACGACCGACGTTTCAGGCACATTGCCAGTCGCCAACGGCGGTAGTGGCGCAACATCACTGACCGACGGAGGTTTATTGCTCGGAAGCGGCACTGGTGCAATTACAGCTATGGCTGTCCTCGCAAACGGCGAAATGATTGTCGGTGACGGTACTACCGATCCGGTCGCGGAAAGTGGTGCGACGCTGCGCACGTCGATTGGCGTTGACGCCGCTGGCACGGATAACTCCACAAACGTAACTCTCGCTGGATCGCTCGATTATTTGACGATCAGCGGTCAGGAAATTACGCGTGGTGCGATTGTTTTGACGACGGATGTTTCCGGTACGCTGCCCGTGGCGAACGGCGGTATCGGCGCAACATCTTTAACTGACGGCGGCATTTTGCTTGGCTCGGGAACGGGCGCTATTACAGCTATGTCAGTGCTTTCCGACGGTCAGATGATTGTTGGGGACGGTTCTGGTGATCCTGTTGCTGAGAGTGGCGCAACACTACGCACATCGATTGGAGTAGATGCTGCGGGGACGGATAATTCCACGAACGTCACTCTCGCCGGTTCTCTGGACTACCTCACGCTGAGTGGGCAGGAAATTACGCGAGGTGCAATTGTACTCACAACAGATGTGAGCGGCACATTACCTATCGCCAACGGAGGCACAAATGCCACGAGCGCAGGTGCGGCGCTAACCGCGCTTGGTGCAGCGGCGCGCGGTGCGAACTCTGACATCACCTCGATCACAGGACTAACGACGGACCTGACGGTTGCTCAGGGTGGAACGGGTGCTGGGACGTTTGCGGCCAACGGAATTTTGTTTGGAAATGGCACGAGTGCGATTGGCGCCACTGCCGTAGGGACTGACGGGCACGTCCTCACATCGAACGGGTCTGGTTCTGCTCCGACATTCCAAGCCGCTGCCGGTGGCGGTGGCGCGACAAGCATCAATGGTTTGTCGGATGCAGCGGCAAGCGGAACTAATTCGCTCTATTTAGGCACAGACGTGGGCAACGGGAACACTGCCGCAAACACCGGCGTAGGCCAGCAAACTTTGCAAGCGCTCAACGGCAGTGCTTATGGAAACGTCGCTGTAGGGCAAAAAGCCGGAAAGTCGATCACCAGCGGTTTGAATAACGTCGCGCTCGGCATAAAAGCCTCTGAAGACCTGACCACGGGGTCCGACAATTTCTGCGGCTCAGTCGATGCAGCGAAATCTCTGACCAGCGGGTCTGATAACATAGTCATCGGCGCAAATGACTGTGGTGAAAATTTGAGCAGTGGCACCCATAACACAATACTGGGAAGCACTGCCGGGAAGGCAACGGCGACAAATATTGGCTGCACTATAATTGGATTTAGTGCTAATCCCTCAAGTAATAGTGTCAACCATGAAGTAACATTGGGCAGTAGTAGCGTCGGCGCACTCCGCTGCCAAGTAACCAGCATCACTGCACTGTCAGATCGCAGAGATAAAAAGGATATTGTGCCGCTATTACTTGGTCTTGACTTTATCAATACTTTGAACCCTGTGAAGTTTACGTGGGACATGCGCGATGGCGGCAAAGTCGGGCAGCAAGAGGCCGGATTTATCGCGCAGGAGCTTGACGAAGCGCAGGTCGCAGCCGGTGCTGAGGATTTTCTGGATATTGTGCTCAAGGAAAACCCTGAAAAGCTCGAAGCCGCACCCGGCAAGTTGATACCGGTTTTGGTCAAAGCCATTCAGGACCTGTCAGCCGAAGTTGAAACATTAAAGGAGCAAGTCAATGGATGATGATCTCACCGAAGAAGATATTGCCCGTCGATACAGAGCCGCGATGGGGAGTGTAACGATGCTTAATGAGGTCGCCGCTGATCCTGACGCATTTGCAAACGATAAAACAATTGTGGCGCGAAACGTTGAGCATTTGAAACTCGTCGTTGAGTGGGATTTCTGGACGGACGAAGACCTGACACCGTTTCACAATGCAATTGCATCAAACGCATAGGAGATTCCGATGGCACTCACAAAGGTCACAAGCGGCGTTCGCACCATTGCCTCGGGCGAGGTCGTAACTGCCAGCATCGCGGACGATGCAGTTACCCTCGCCAAGATGGCACCCGGAACCGATGGAAACCTCATCACGTACGATGCGTCCGGAAATCCGGCGGCGGTAGCAACTGGCAGCAGCGGCCAGATCCTAACTTCTCAAGGCGCTGGCGCTGCGCCCGTTTTTGCGAGTGTCGCCGCCAACATCACGCTTGCGACACGCCAAGCGACAACCAGCGGCAGCGCGATAGATTTTACTGGCATCCCCGCCGGGACAAAGCGGATCAACATACTATTCGCAGGTGTGTCAACCAACGGCAGCGCGCAATTGCTAGTCACAATCGGCGATGCCGGTGGCCTTGAAACCAGCGGCTATCTCAGTTCAATCAGCTATGGCACTGCCTCCGCAAGCACAACCGCGGCTTTTTTAGCGATTGACGCCAACGCGGCGTCGGAAATTTGGTCGGGGACCATGACAATGCACTTGGCAAACGCAGCAACGTACTCGTGGGTGTCGAGCAGCATCCTAGCCGATGCTGGCGCAGTCACACGCATACAGGGCGGATCAAAGTCACTGTCCGCTGAGTTGGATCGCCTCCAAATCAAAACGACTGACACCTTCGACGCAGGTACGATCAACATCAGCTATGAGGGGTAGGCGACGTGCGCGCCGCCCTCGTCATCGCAGCGTGCCTGTTTACGACGCCGGTTGCTGCGCAGCAGCAGATTATTTGCGTTAAAAACGACAAGGATATGCAAGAGCAGATGGCGAAGCATGATGAGACGCTGAGATTTATTGGCGTTAACAAGCTCGGACAGATTTTCTTTGTGTTTGCAGGAAAAGTCAGATGGACAGTGTGGTTTGTAAGACCGGAAGGCGCTATCTGCACCGGGCCGATGTACTTGGGAGAAATCTTACAGCCTGGAGATCCGGCGTGACCGATGAACTCAAAACAGGATTTGACGTGGCCGCTGTGGCTGGCGGAATCGGCTCTTGGTTCGCCATCATCCCGGATGTCGCGGCGATCCTTTCTATAATTTGGCTGACGCTGCGCATCTGGGAGACTGAGACCGTCAAGCGCTGGACGCGGCGCGACTGATGGAACTCGACGGACGGATGATCCTGACTCTGGCGGGAATGCTGGTATCCGTGGTTTCAGCAGCGGCAATCGTACGCCAGAAACTGTCAACCGTGATCGAGCAGCTCGCGGACACCGAGGTCCGTTTGCGCGGCTTGGATCGCCGCATCGATGCGTTGGATACCCGGACAGAAAAACAAGAGCAGCGCATTAACATTTTGGCGCAGATGTCGTCGCCAGAAAACATGAGGCGCGACCATATGGCGGCTGCAATGATGCAATCGGATATCGCGTACCTAAAATCTGAAACTGCGTCGCTTAGAAAACAGCATAACGGCGCACACCCCCCCGTAGCAAGCGAGAGGAAGGCGACATGAAACGCACAGGACGAGCAAACCCCACCAACGACTAGGCGAGGTCGATTATGCCAAACCCCGGTATTTCAGAAGATGAAGCCAACAGGCGGATTGACTGCGTTGAAGCCAAGCTAGCACTGGGCCACCCGCCGCGAGGCGTGTTAGCCAAGGGGCTGCACGGCGCTATTCGTACCGCAGCCATCGAGGATGGCTCCTCTATAGGCGGATCAGGCGCTTGGTATGACGCGGCATGTGCCACAGCCGGTCGCACAGCAGACGCATCGTTGTGGGTAAAGCCAGAGCCATCCGGTCGCGGATCGTTTGATTCTGGGGTCGAGGACGGCTACAACGTCAAGGGCCGTTCCACGCTCTACCGCCCAGACGGCGAGGTTGCAATGGAGTGGGTCAAGACGACCCGCGATCAGGAGCGCCAAGAAGAAATGATCCGCGAGGCCCTTCAGGCTATGACGGACAAACTCCCAAAGCTCAAGCCAACAGCCGGACCAAAAACTGCCCGCGCAGACCTAATGGCATGTTACCCGGTATCCGACCATCATTTAGGTATGCTTAGCTGGCACGAGGAGACGGCGGGCGATTGGGATTTAGAGATTGCCGAAAATATGCTTTCGACGGCAATGGAGCACCTCGTCGAGTCCGTTCCATCGTGCGAGCAGGCTACCATCATCCTGTTGGGCGACCTGCTACACTACGACAGCTTCGAGGCCGTCACCCCGAAAAACCGCAATTTGCTTGACGCTGATGGTCGCTACCCGCAGATGGTCCGCGCCGCAATTCGCGTTGTACGTCGTCTGGTTCAGACCGCACTGAAGCATCACCAGTCGGTTAACCTGATCGTCGAATCCGGTAACCACGATCCGTCGTCGAGCATATTCCTAGTCGAAGCAATGTCGAATATCTACGAGAACGAGGACCGCCTGACGGTGGATACGTCCCCGTCAAAATTCCATTACTTCACGTTTGGAAAGTGCCTTGTCGGTATCCACCACGGCGACGGTGCCAAGCCCGCCGATCTTCCGCTAATCATGGCTGTGGATCAGGCTAGGGCGTGGGGCGAAGCCGAGTATCGGTACATCTGGACCGGCCACACTCACCATGATAACGTCAAGGACTTTCGGGGCGTTCGTTGGGAGTCGTTCCGCATACTTGCCCCGCCCGACGCATGGGCTGCGGGCAAGGGGTATCGCTCAAGGCAGGATATGAAGGCCATCGTGCTGCATAAAAAGTTTGGCGAAGTTGCCCGTCACATCGTCAACCCTGCCATGCTGGTGTCCAATGGCGATAGTTGATGCATTTACAAACAGCCTGATTGAGGACTTGATCCGCGACGAGGGCAGTAGGAATTTTCCGTATCTCGATTCCGAAGGCATAATGACTATTGGCGTCGGACGTAACCTCGAAGATCGCGGGCTGTCTGACAACGAGATCGCCATCATTCTCGGCAATGATCTGATCTGGGTATCTGCAGACCTCGACCGGAACATTCCGTGGTGGCGCGAGTTGCCGTCGGATCGTCAACGCGCCCTTGCCAATATGTGTTTTAATCTTGGCTGGCCAAGACTGTCGCAATTCAGAAAGATGCTCGCTGCCCTAAAGGCGGAAGAGTGGGACGAAGCCGCCGTTCAGGCACTTGACTCACATTGGGCCAGCCAAGTTGGCGACCGCGCCCAGCGTATTGCCGCGCTTATAAGAGGAAACTGATATGCCTATTCCTGCACTAATCGGCAGTCTAGCTGGACCGTTGTTCGGGCTGGTTGATGACCTGTTTACGTCCGACGAGGAGCGCGAGGCCGCGAAACTCAAACTGCTTGAAATGGAGCAGAAGGGCGAACTAGCGCAGATCGCTGTGAACCTGCAAGAAAGCAAATCCGAGAACGTGTTTATTTCGGGTTGGCGACCCGCTGTGGGATGGACATGCACGGCGGCGTTCGCCTATGCGTTCGTGCTACAACCCTTTGCGGCGTTCATCGC